TTACGACCACGCCCTGACCCTGGACGGCGAGACGTTGCTGCATGTGACGTTTGATTCTGGTGTGGCTTGTGCCGAGTTCGATCACAGCACAATGATTGATCCTTGGCTGAGGTTGTTTGACGCTGACGGCAATATCGTTGCCGACGACGACGACGCCAACCACAACGAACAAGACAACTGCTACAGCTCAAAGCTGCATCTGACGCCGTCTGCTGGTAACTATGTACTCAGATTCCGAACGTACCAAGAGCAGTCTGGAATACCTATTCCAGAAGGCTCAGGAACCGTCAGTTGGTCCAGTGAGGGATACTCCCCTGCAACGACCACCACGACCACCTCGACTACGACGACATCGACTACTACGACGACGACTACAACGACGACTACGACTACTACCGCAGCACCGACGACGACGACAACGACTACAGTTGCGCCGACAACTACGACGACAGTCCCGGTGACTACGACGACGGAGGCTCCGCCATCTACCACTTCCAGCACTACCTCAACAACTACGACGGCCCCGCCCGTTACTACTTCGACCACGACCACAACCGTCCCGCCGACAACGACGACGACGGTGCCGCCGACGACAACAACGACGACGACCACGACGGTGCTGCCCACCACGACCACTACGTCATTGCCGCCGACGACGACGGTTCCCCCGACGACGACCTCAACGTCAACGTCTACTACTACGAGTACGACAACGACCCTGCCGCCCACCACGACAACGATCCCCCCGACGACGACTCTCCTGCCGCCGCCTGACGACATCACCCCAGAAGTTATTGAGGACATCGACTACGAAGAGTTGTCAGACGACCAGATTGAGCAGGTTGCAGAAGCGATCCAAGACGCTGACGACGAAGTCAAAGAAGCGTTCGAAGCAGAAGTAGACATCTTTGCTGGGGCTACTGAGCAGTACGTCCCGGCTGGTAGCCGTGTGAGCGTTGAGGATCGCCGTGCGATCATTGCGGTACAATCTGCGGGTGTCGCTGTAGCAGCAGGTGCTGCACGACCGAAGCCGCCTGCGCCTGTCACGCCAGGGTCGGCACCTACTACTGGAGGACCATCCCGAGGCTCTAGGAGTAGGAATGATTAGAAGGTTTGTGAAGGCGGTGCTGTTGGAGTCGTCTGCGCTGGCCTGGACGGTCGGCGGCGTCGGGCTGGTGCTGATTACGATGTCGGGCCGCACGCTTGAGTGGGGGCTGTGGATTGCAGGGGCGAGCTTGTTTGCTCACCTTGTGGGCGTGATCCTGAGCCGAGAGTAAGCTAAGGTAGATACCATGTTCTCTACTGCTTTGTTCAAGGATTCGGCTGAGCGTGCTGTATCTGCTTTTTGTCAGACTCTTATTGCTCTCGTCGGTACTGATGGTGCTGGCATGCTTGACGTTGGTCTGGGCGACTCGCTGAAGGCTTCGGCCATCGCTGGTCTGCTGTCCATCGTGAAGTCGTATGCTGCGATCAAGGGTCCGATCGGTGGACGTAACCCGTCGATGGTCAACCTTGACGTGGCGACCGACGCTGACCTGAACGACTGATGTCGCTTGACGCCAACCTGCGTGGGGTTCATCCGATTCTGGAGTTCCGTATCAGGGGCTTGTTGTCGGAGCCTGCGTTGAAGCGTTACGGGACGTACCCTGCGGTGCGGACGTACGCGAAGCAGAAGGCGCTACGGGACCGATACCTCCGAGGAGGGAATCTCGCAGCGTCGCCCGACCGTGTTCTGCGTACCGGCAAGAGTTTCCCGTATGCGTGGAAGCCTCGGGGGTCGTGGCACATGGAGCAGGCAGACGGCTACGGGCACGCTGTTGACCTGAAACGTCCTCTAGGCGTGAGTCGCTCCCAAGCCGACAAGGCAGTCCGGCCCTACCTCGCCAAGTGGGGCCTCAAGCAGACCGTGTGGCCAAAAGAGTGGTGGCACGTTCAAGCACTCACGTCCCAGGGCTGGATCGACGGCCCCCTACCAGAAAGCTCCGGCATGTTCCTGACTTACGACAGCAGCAACGACGAATACCGAGTCGGTATCCCCGGTGAAGGCACCGCCGTCATCGACTCGCCTAACCATTGGCGAGAGGTGATCGCCAAGGGCCGCATGACCGGCGTGTACGAGTCGCCGCATATGGCTGCTTTGCTTGGTAAGATCCGTAAGGAAGCCAAGAAGAAGTAAACGGTGCGGGCATGGTGCGCAGGGAGATCCTGCGACGGGTTCTTGTTGCCTGTTGAAACACCCGCAACCCGAAAGGCCCCCCTGTTGATCGCATCCAGGGGGGCTTTTCTATTCTGGGAACATGTCGTCAACGGTGTCTGGCACAGCAAACCGGGCGCAGTTCTCAAGCGCGATCTCTGCGATTAGCTGCCACACGGCCCGTTCTTGATTGATCGTTAGGTCAAGCCAGGGTTCAACGGTTGTTGCTGCGATGGGCGCATTGTCAAACTTGTCCCATCCGACTACGAGTAGTCCTGCGAAATCTTCGTCACCGTCGAAGTCCATTCACACAACATACCACTCAGGGTCGGCGGCTGGCTTCGTTAGTTTGAGCGACCCAGTGCCGTAGGTGGGGCAGTGTGCGAAGTGTGGTTGTCGGTTGCCGTTGCGGTCGATGAGTGTGGGGCCGGAGCATTCGTGGCATTGCATTTCGTTGCTGTCGTTGTCCCAGGATCGTTTGGGTCGTAGCCCTCGTGCCCGTGCCATGAGTGTGCCGAGCGGCGGCGGGAATTCGCGTCCTTCACCGGCGTAGGCATCGAGCGCTTGGCGTACGAGGGTGGGGTGTAGGTCGCCTGCGTGTTGTGCCCATTCGTCTGCGGTCTGGGCGGTGATCTTCATCGCTGTGCCCCATAGCGTCTTGGCGTGGGCTACGAGGTCGGCTGCTTCGTGTCGTTTCATTTGCATACCCAGTGTTGCCATCCGCCTTCGGGGGCGGCGAGTGCCAGCCACGCTGACACCCAGATGTTTGCTGCGGGGTCGAACACGTCAGCCCCTGGCCTGCCTGCTCGTTCGGCCCTGTCGTCCCAGTATCGAGTCAAATGTTGCATGAGTCCTGATGCGCTACTGTTGGGGTTCTTGGCGTCCGGTAGCCCTGCCGATTCGCATTGCATGATTCGGAGAAACCGATGAACGTCAGCGTCGTCACCGCCGAATGCGAAGACTGCTTCTGTAACGGCTGGTCGCCAACGCTCCACGTTGTCCCAGAAGGTACGAACGACGGGGACCGTTGTGGTTGTCGTCGTTGTGGTTGTCGTCGTGGTGCTTGTTGTCGTGACGGGTACTGTTGTGGTCGTGGTAGGGGCTGAGGTGTCTTTGACGGCCTCTGGCGACATCGTGTCGTGCAGCGGGTCGTCTTCCGCACATGCCGTGAGAGCCGTCAGGAGCGTCGCTGCTGCGATCACAGCGCCTCGTCGCCTTCGGACCCCATCTGCTGTCTCAGAAGCTGCCATTGGCGCTCCTCGTCGTTCTGACGGGATTCCACGATCTCGTCGTCCCAGCATTCGTTGTTGAGCCACGTCGAAGCATGGAGAATGAACCCTGCTTCCACACGGCTGTCAAAGTCTCGGTACGTTCGCATAGCGTCAAGCAGGCGGTCATGACCGACCTTCTTCGCTGCTTTGGCATAAGCCCTCCTGGCTTCAGGCTTCCGCACCTTGCGTGGATACTCGGCCCACCAGATGTCGAAGTCCTGTTGTTCGTTCGGTTGTTCATCCGCTTGCGGATGGACGATAGGAAATAAAGGTTCAGAACCACATGGGTCTGGTTCTACTGGGTCTGGTTCAGGGGGAGACAAAACTGTCTCCGGGGGGGAGACACCAATGTCCTGGGGGGGTAGGACACCAGTGTCTCCCCTAACACGCATCACCAAATACGTGTTGGAGGTCTGCGAACCGTTGTCTCGATTGCGTTCCGAGACACGAATCCACCCTGCGTCGCGCAACTCTGCGATGCATCGCTGTACCGTCCGAGGCGACAGCCCGGTACGGTCACCGATGGTCGCTTTGCTAGGCCACGAAGTCTGGTGCTGGTTCGCAGCCTCGGCCAGCACAGCGTAGACACACACTGCACTGGCCGAGACAGTGCCAAGCATCCCGAGTGGGACGATGGCAAATGGGTGACTAACTGCCACAGTTAGCAGAACTTTTCTGCACGCCAACGGGCGACAATGCCACGGTGCCGTTCGGGACGGGTTGACTCTTCCAGCCCTACTTTCTTCAAACGAAGTTCCTTGGCGCTTGTCCTCATCAGACCGCCTAAGGCTCGATTGTCGTGCGTAGAGCACTGAAGCGATGCCAGTTCCCGCAACACATCGTCAGACGTAAACCCTTGCGGGTTGTCTGCAAGGCGTTCGATAACTTCTGCCGCAGTGGCTTTCCAATCGGTTTCGGCGTTACGCCAAGCCCGATTCATGCCTTCAAGCGCTAGTTGATGCCCAATGTCATCAGTCATGAAGGCCCTCCCTTTGGTAAATGCCGGTCAACAAGAACCGGCGTATCAACAGCGAACGACTCACCCCGTCGTCCGCTGCGAGCTTGGTCAAACGATCGAGCACGTCTTGGGGTAGACGTAGCGTGACCGCAGTGTCATTACTCATGCTTCAGCCCGCCGTTCCTCCTCGATCCAGGCTGCCACATCTTGCAGGACATACTTCACGGAGCCACAAAGGCGGAAGCTGCGTGGTCCCTGTCCTTTCGAGCGCCAGTTGGCGAGCGTGTGCACGTTGATGCCGATTAGTTCAGACAGTTCTCTAGGCGACACCATCTTAGGGATGCCATCAGGCCGCTTCTCGGCAGTGTTCGGTGTTTGCATCAGAACGGCTCCATCGAAGCGTTGTCGTACTTCTGCATGGTCGCGCCAGGGAACGCAGCAGCAACACCCGCAGAGTTGTCACGGGGCGGCAGGATCTGCTGACCCAACCGGTACACCCCCATCTCCCACGTCTGCACCGTCTGGCCCTGCTTGTTCACGTACGAACCGGCCTTGACCTTGCCACGCACCATCACCTTTGACCCCTTGCCGGTCGCCTCAGCGATCGCACGGCCTTCAGCGTCGGAGTTGTCGTTGCGGTTCGGCCACACGGTCAGGCTGACCCATGTCGCAGGCTCGTCCTTGCCGTTCGACAAGGCGACAGCCGACTCCCAAAGCGTCTTCTCAACGCCTTGCACGGTCACCGTCTTGGATTCCCAGTCACGCCCGAGGTTGCCCTCAATGTTCTGGATCTGTCCGTCATTCAGCATTGTCATTCCCTTCGTTGGTTGGGTTCTTCTGTGCGAGTAGCTGATCTAGCACATAGTTCTCGCAATACAAGGACAAGGCCACGCCACACCGCATGAGGCATCGCTTGTACGCATCCGACACGGCTGACTTGACCGCATCCACAGATCCAGGCCGCTCGGATTCGCCCACCTCGTCAATGACGACGGTGTTGCCGTCAATCTGGAGCACCATGCGAAGCACCACGCCGCCAACGTGCCCTTCTGCGTTGCGGATCAACTGAGTGATCTCCTGCGACGGGGGCACGGCCAGCTTGGACAGTGCGATCTGCACTGCGTCGCCGTGCTTGATGTAGTCAGCGGCGAACTTGCCAGGCTTCTGGTGTACCCAGTTATCGGGTACGGGTTTCGCTAGGGCTTGCAGGTCCGTGGTCATAGGTTTCCTTTCCTCAGGATTGTTTCTTTCACCACTCTTTTTCCCACACTGCGAACTGGTTCATGAAGATGTCTTCATTGACGAACAAGTCCTGCACTGCGGTCTTGATGTCGGAGTTAACGAGCGCAACACGGACGTTCGCAGCCAGATCGGAAATCTCGCACAGCCGGTCGATGATGTCATCGCTGTTGCCGCACCCGAAAAGGTTCGCCATCGTCGCAGTGATGTCAATGGTGCGTCGTGGGTCCGTCATTGCTTGATCCTTTCAATCATCTCAACCGACACCTCATCAGCAGGCAAGCTGCGACATGTCGTGTTGTACATGCAGTACCGGCATCGCCATTCACCGTGCTTTGCCATGTACTCGGGTCGTTCGTGCATCAGGTTGAGACTGCCGTCGTCGTCCGGCACAAACGCAGGCGGGATCATGCCCTTGCGGGTGTAGCGGTCAACGTACTGGAAGTGACGCAGTTCCTCTAGGGCAAGGTCGTACAACGACAGCCCGGTGTCTTCGTCCACCTCGTACAACCCCCGCACCCACTGGTGCATGTCGCCAGCCTTGATGCCAGTGCGGAAATCACCCTCCTTTGACACGTACACGATCATCACGGAGTCGGCGTCAGCACCGACCGCATACAAGGCGGCTTGTGCCCAGTGCTCCCGCTTCGGCCCGTGCCCCATCGTGTTGCGACCAGCGGGCCACGCCAGCTTGGCGGCGAACCCTGACACGGTCTTGATCTCGACCACTGTGCGGGTGTCGTCCATGATGCTGGTCAGGATGCCGTCGGCGTGACCGGACAGGCCGAACTCCTCAACACCGTGCCCGACTTTCTTTGACGCTTCGGTCAAGTCAATCGGCACCTCAGCCTCAAACGTCCAACCGTTGTGGTCCTGATCGAGTGCATCCTGAATGGATTCGTGGATCGCGTTGCCGATCGCAAACGCCATGTAGGTCTGGGGCGAGAACTCTTCGGACTCCATCGCCCCGAGTGCTGACATCCCACGCGCCCGCAGGCAATCGCCAGCCGCAGACACCCGATGTGGTGTGTTGAATGCGGTGGCTTTAGGTCCGGCTTGTTCGCGTAGCCAAACCTGATGTTCGGTCCACGTCTTTTGTACAGGCAACATGCTGTACTCCTTTTCGTTGGTTGAAGTGTTCGTTGATTCGTTGACGTTGAGCGATGGCCGCACGGTCACGGCGGTCACGCACCCAGCGTTCGTAGGTGACGCTGCGGGCGATGCTGAATCCGACAACAGCACCGCCCACAGCGGCAAGAGCCAGCATCAGAACGGCTCGGCAAACATCAGGTCGCGTTCGATGTCGGCCTGATGCTCGTGGTACTCGTCCATGAGGGCAGCGCGTTCGTGCGGGTCAGCGTGCTCCTCGTGCTGGTTCTCAAGATGGAAGTCGGTCAAGTGCTGACCAAGCTGACGGTAGATGTCCGTGGCTTTGGCAATCGGCAGCCGGAACGTGGTCGTAGTGGCGTCGTCAAGTCCGATTTCGGAGAAGATCGTCACGTAGATCGTTGGCCCACTTCGGGAACTGTGTACATCGCTGGACAGGTTTTCATTTGGCATTGTCGTACCTCCAAGTACGAGTGTAACACGTTGTGTTACTGGTTGTTGTGTTTTCTTTGACGACGGCGCTCACGCTGCCGCTCATTACGAGCTTCGAACCTGGCACGATGCCTGTCTTCAGGCGTCATCGCAGCATAGATACCGTAGTCATCTTCGTAGCGCGGATGGTCGGAGAGGATGTAGTCACGGCACTCCGCAAGCACCGGGCAACCCAGGCACACAGCCTTGGCCCGCTCAATTGCTTGCGCCGCCCTGCCTGACGCCTGGCCCTTGACCGGAAAGAACATTTCCGTGTCTCGCCCCCGGCACGCAGCGTCCTGCATCCACTCAGTCACCCTTCCATGTCCCCCGATGCCAACGCCGCACACAGATCGTCAGTCAACTCGCACGGCAACATGACCTCTGCCCCGGTGCGAGGGTTGGTCACGATCCACGTCAGCGAATCGTTGAAGGATGTCGGCGGCACGTACCGCAGCGTAAACGTTGTCTCATACATGGCGTCGACACACTCACGGGCAAGCGCCCGCGTGGCGTCGTCGGCGGTCTGCACAAGATGCACGATCGACGAATGATCTCGCCCCATTGCGCGCCCGATGGCCGGGTATGCCCACTTGAGTTCACGCAGACCAACAGCAACAACCCGTCGGGCATGTACGAGTTCCGATCGGCGTGAGTCTCCGATGATGTCGGACACCGGGATGCCGGTGCGCTTGGCTACAGCGTTGAACAGTGCAGTCTTATCCATTGCGGCGTGCCTCTTTCATAATCTGTCGAACCCACTGCGACGGCTTCTGATCCGACGGCAGGTCGCCCGACTTGATGGGGTGACGCAACACTTCCTCGTGCTGCAATGTGCTTGTGTTGTCTTTCATGGTTTCCTTTTGGTAGTTCCGGGCGGCAAGTGACACCCGCAGTTGCACAGCGGTCGGACCGTCCGCACGCTGTCGTCATACAGTGACCCGTTGACGCATTCGTATCCGTCAGGCACCGGGCACTCGTGTTGTTTCATCCGGCGAGAGCGAGCGATAGCCACAGCCCTCCTGCGATGACCGCCATATGCGGCGTGGTTGTTGCGGTGAGTAGGAGCACGGCCCCGAGCAGGGCGATGCCACACAGCCGAGTCACGCCTCCTCCGTCGGCACAAGACGCAGGTCGCGTGCGCTGTAGTCCAGCACCTTCAGCTCGATCGGGGCAGACTCCTCGATAGCGTCCAGCACGGCGTCGAGAGCTTCGAACTCGCCTCCGTAGGTTTCGTATGCCACCCGAATCGTGACCTCTTGGAAAATCGTAGTGCTGTTCATCGTTCCTCCTCTTTCACGTAGCTCACCATCCACTTGGCGAAACCCTCCGCCGTGTCAGTAAGACCTTGCTTGAGTTCGAAGTACGCGCCGTCAGCGTCAGACACCTGTAACCACTGCCGCACGTTGGCGGCCCAGTCAGAGATCTGGCAAAGCTGGTCTACGTCAGCGTCATGACATCCGAAGATGTTGGCGAGAGTCGCAGTCACGTCGATAGTCGGCGGGTCTGGCTCGATATTGAGCGGGGTGTAGCTAGTAATCACAGCGGTCGCACCTCCGGGTCGACCAGATCACACGATCCGAGCACCAACATGCGACTGTCAGACTCGATCGTCGGCGCGTAAACCGCGACCCTCGTCGTCGCGAGAGTGACAGTCACCGCTTCGACAACCCACGTGTTGCCCTCCCACTGCACCCGGTCACCGGGGCAGAGGTGTCGCGCTTCACGGGGGCCAGTCCACGGCACAAGGACTGTTGCGCCGCTGTCTCGACACAGGCCGAGCACGGATCGACTGCCGTCCATCATCAGATGCTGGTTCGGTTTGGGGATGTTGGCCCAGGGTTGCTGAGCGTGGTCTTGTGCATATTTCATCGTTGGGGTGTTGTTCATTGTTGCTCCGTTGTTGGTAAAGGCGGGCAGTTTCAAGACTTGCCCAGGTCAGGGGATCAGCCGTAGATAACTTCACCGAATGCGGCCCGTTGAAGGATGCAGTCGGCCATCGTGGCGTCGAGGTCGGGATCGTCGAGGTCGGTGCCCTTCAAAGCGGGGAAACCTTCCATCACTAGCGTGACGAATGCCGACCGAACCTGCGAGGCAGTCAAGGTGTGGACGCCTTCCCATGACGTGACGGTCACGCCATCGTCAGTTTCGGTGACATCGGTCCACCATGGGCAGTAGCCGAACATGCCGCTGCCGAGGATGTAGTTGTCGAGTAGTTCGTTCTTGTCAATCATGGCGTGATGCCTTTCTGTTGGTGTTGTTGGCAAGTGTAGGGGATAGTTAGCAGGATGTCCAGCAAGAATCTGGGGACATGATGAAGCCGAGTCGAGTAGCAGCTAGCCAGATGAAGGCGAGCAGGGCGAGCAGGGCGAGCGTGTCGGTCAGTCGG